GAGAAATTTCAGATGGTGGTCGTGTTGCTTTGCTTCGCAAGGCTCAAGCCCACCCCGATTACGAAAAATTTATGAAATTAGCATCTAGCAGATAACTGCTAGGTGCGACAGAATGTGACATTGACTTTTAAAATGGTTGTGTCATACTAGACTTAAATATAGCGAGGTAATAAAATGGCGAGTGTACAAGATACGATAAAAATGGCGATTAATAAAGTTGAGAGTGATTTACTCAGCGAATACAGATCGGCTTATGACGAGGGAATTATAACCCTAAATGAGAAAATTAATCTCTACGAAAAGATGAGAGAGATTACAGTAAGAGTAAGAAAAGAACTAATTAAGGAGTAAAACATGGCACTAACTAAAAAACAATTTATAGAATTTGCTGACTTGATAGCAAAGCATAATCCTACTAAGGCTATGGTAGATGATATCGTATATATCATGGCAAGTAGTAATAACAGATTTGATAAGCATAGATTTGCTGATCGAATACACTCACAATCTAACAAACGACTAGACGACTTAGATATTACCGATCTACAAAAAGCATGGTTAAATGGTAATATTTGTACTAATGGCTATAGGAGGTAAACATGGCTAAAACTGTATATGTGGCTCAATCTAATTACTTAGATGTGCCTAAAGTATTTGGAAATGTTAAAGCACTATATGACTTTGCATTGAGTATGGCAAATACTGAAACACCACATTTGGATAGAGATACAAAACCCTATCCAGCAACATACTCAAGATTTAATACTCAGTTAAAGAAACAAGGATTTACAGTATTATATACTAGCAATTCTCTTGATACTGAGAGTTCTATCAAGGTTGATACCACAACTATTAATGGCTAATTTGATATGTTGCGAATTGACTTTGATAAAGTTATGACTGCGACAAAGTGGACAATTTACTTTGTCGTGGTCTTTGTTATAATGGTTTTAATAATGAAATGAAAGTGAGGTAATTATGACATTATTAAATGAACTGAGAAGCACCTACAATCAACTGACTGGTGCAACTTTGTATGAAATGTACAAACATTTTAGAATTAAAAATACTAGTGTGTGGACATTACAGTCAAGGTTTAATCTTAACATTAACGAGTTATCTGTGTTTCCTGATGACTTAATTGGTGAGTTCAGAGATTTATTTACGCATTGTAATCTAGAGAATGATTGGCATGGTAGCAAACTAAAAGACAGATTATGGAACGCAAAAAACCAAGTAGAAGATGAGATCATAACTTGCTCTGATTGTGGCGAGATATCCTATCGTGATGATTCAATATATATTGATATGCGTAACGATTGGGTTGGCGATTGTTGCAGAGATAACTACGAATATCACGAGGGGCATGATGAATACTACCATGTAGACGAATATCCCGAAGAAGATGAGGACAGATATGGTGTTTATCCATACGACTATGATGTGACACAACAACTTGATTTTCAATCGACTAACAATGAAACAAGATATATTTCTACTGAAATAGAAACAGAAAGACGCAACGATTGTTCTAGCGATATAGTCCACGATATACACAATACTATGAGTGGCTTTGCATTATGCAAACATGACGGATCATTAGAGAATGGATTTGAGATCGTGACTGCACCTGCCACACTAAGTGTACATAAAGATAGGTGGACAAAATTCTGTGAAAAGAATTATGCAGATAGTCTATCATCTTGGAATACTGCGACTTGTGGTATGCATGTTCATGTAGACAGAGCATCACTAACGCCATTAGACATTGGCAAACTATTAGTGTTCATAAATGGTACACGCAATGCAGAGTTCATTAAAAAGATTGCTGGTCGTGATTCCCGTCAATGGTCGGCTAAGAAATTCAAACGAGTAAAAGACGCACTAAATCGTTCTGATAAGTATGAAGCATTGGCTACGCACAAGCCAAAGACAATCGAGTTCAGAATATTCAGAGGTAATATTGCAAAGCAAGGCATACTGCGAAACCTAGAATTTGTAGACGCACTATGCAACTTTGTTGGTACTGTTGGTATGGATAGAGATACCGACACAGTAAATAGGTTATCATATACCAACTTCGTTGAGTATATGAATACATCTGAGAATAAGGGTACATATCCTTACCTATTCTCATGGCTAGTTCGCAAGGGCTATAATAAGGGTAATACTAAACGACTAAGAACAGAAAGCGAGGAATACTAATGTGTTTAATTATCAAATCAGATAATGCTAGTGAGTTAAAACAAAACTTACTAACATCAGCATACCACAATAATTCTGACGGATTTGGTGGTATGTTTCTTGCTGACGGCAAGATACAAACATTCAAGGAACTTCCTAAATCTGAGAGTGATGTCGTAAAACTATGGGATAAGTTCAAAGATATGAAAATCCCTATGGGTTTACATTTCAGATTTACTACTAATGGTGGCACTAACAAATCTAACTGTCACCCATTTGAAGTTCTCAATATGAAACAGCATAACAGATCTATATGGGTTATGCATAACGGGCCTCAATTACCAACACCAATGATTGATGTAGACAAATCAGATACACATCAATATGTAAAGTGGATTCTAAGACCTATGTTGGCACAGAATCCCGAACTATTATACAACAATGATTGGAAAGAAATGATTGAGGGTTCAATCGGCTCTGACAAACTATTATTTCTTGACGGAAGCAATGGTAAGTTCACAATCATCAACGAAGATCATGGCGAAACAATGGACAATATGTGGCTATCAAATACCTACTCAATACAGCGTGGTATGGGTAGCGACTATGATGTCAAGACTGACACCATATCTACCCACAAACCTAGTCTAAGTTATTACAACAATAGGTGGTCAGCATTTGATTCATACCATGATGATAACATAATCCAAATGGATACATGGAAAAACAAACAAACTAAGAAAGCCAAACAAGAGAAGCAAGTAGATTTGTGTGACGATAATATGCCATACAACCTAGCCGACTTGGTTGGCTTATCAAGAGGCGACATAAATGAGGTTGTATATCACAATCCTACAGGCACGGCTGAGATGTTAGGCGATCTCATCACAGCAGATGAAGGCGATATGTATGACGCAATAGATGAACTAATAGATCGCAAGACTGACGACAAATAAGGGGGGCACATATGGAACACGAAAACTTAATACCAATAAGATCAATACCATATCACTCATATGGTTTGGTTGTTTACTCTACCAAGATAGATGAGAGTGGCGAACTTATACCATATCGACAAATGATATTGGCTCAACGCAAATCTTCTCAAGTGTTGGTTGAGAGAAGCCTATTACGATCAGCATATAATCGTAGTGAGAACGATCATCAAGGTCATAGACTAACGAACTTGATAAACGATATGAGTTCAACAAACAACAATATGTATCTAAAGAATACAGAATTTGTTATGGTCAAAGTTAAACCTGCGATTGTTGAAGGCATACATAGGTTTCAAATGCTAAGTAAAACTGCTGAAAATATTCAGAAGTTCGTAGATCAATACAAGCAGAAGATTAACTATAGCGATAGTCATTATGCTATGGGTATACTAGGCGAAAGAATACCTTACACTCAATGGCTAAGCCAATGTGTAGTTGACGAACCCCATCACAAAGTGATGAGAAAAATATTAAGGCAACCTAACATATGGCGTTCATATCCTAGTTTATATAAGAAAGCAAAGGAAAGTATCCCGAACTTCTCGGAGACAGGACAAACTTTAGATCCGTATGATGTGCTACCTAGATGCACAATACCATTTCCTTTATCAAAAGAGAATCCTTTTCTAGGATTACCTAACAATTTAAACTATGTAAATGCTACAATAAATAGGCTACCACAACTACTACCCACATTTAACAGTCCAAATGTTAGAAATTGGGATAGTCATGGTAATAACTATGCGTTTGCATAGTCCTCGCTGGTGTAGATATGCGACATATCTCCGACATAAACACGAGGGTTGGCAGAAAAGATAGTGCTATGCTCGTCTATATACTATATAAATATATTATATTATATTTTAAATCGTATATTAGGGGAACATAAGGGTCGGATCTGTTATATAAAGACCTTCGGATTTATTCCGAGACAATGTCGTGTATTCTCGAATATAGTGGTGGCAGATTGGTTATGCAGAGGATTGCAAATCCTTTCAAGTGAGTTCGATTCTCACCCACTATTCCAATGCGACACAATGTCAACTTGACTTTATTAATGAAAGGAGTATAATTAAGTAATGAAAACATACAGAGTAGTGATAACATTTGACAAACAAGAAACATATTTTGTCAAGGCTAACAGCAAACTTGAAGCAGAAGAAAAAGCACATAACGGAGAGGGTTATAGCGAAGCCCATGACAGAACCGATTGGAATGGGTGCATTGAAACAACAGTAGAAAGTGAGGAAGATAATGGGTAAAGTAAAAGCATGGCTAATGGAACTAGAAGAAAGACGACACGAAGAAAATCTATCTGACTACGAGGAAAAACTATTGACACAACTTGATGAGGATAGAGAAGCCTACGACAGAGCAGAAGCGAGAATGTGGTGGGAACACGAAGGCAAACTAATAAAAGAAAGGAAAGAAAATGTTGACTAATATTATACTACTGGGAATGATGATTACTATGGCGATAGTAGGATATACCTCAGCATATACTGTTATGAAGAAGCAGATTGTGATGCGTGATATAGAATTACACATGGCATACACTTACATTGGAGACAAACTAAATGACAGAGCAACAAAGAAAAGAGTACGAAGAACTTAAGACAAAAGCAATCAATGGCACTATAAAAATTATAGAGGCTATGAAATACTTTGACTTAAAAGACAAAGCAAAAAGAAAGGATAAAGTAGCATGAATATATTTCATTTAGATACTGCACCAGATACATCAGCACGAATGTTATGCGACAAACATATTCCAAAAATGTTATTGGAAACTTGTCAGATGTTATCAACTTCCGTCAGGAATCGAATCCAAAATCTGGCAGATGATGTGTTTCCCGTATATAAAAGTGCATATCCCAAACACCCAATGACCATCTGGGTTAATAAAAGTTGGGGTAATTTTAGGTGGACAATGTATCATGGTCAAGAAATAAATAGACAATATCAGTATAGGTTTGGCAAAATACATAAATCAGAGCGAGTGCTTGATGTAGTAGAATCGTTAAGCAATACTTTGCTAAGATCTTTTGGTGAGGACATGGCATTTACCGAACCACCTAGATGTATGCCCGACACATACAAATGGTGCGATCATTACACAGATTCGTACCGAGAATATTATTACCACGACAAACAATACTTTGCTAAGTGGGAAAAAGGAATGAGAAAACCACAATGGTTTAAAAATATGGAGGCAAAACATGGCTGTCAATAGTAGCATTATAAAGATGAGAATGAAAGATCTCAATGATGAGATAGAAACTTTAAATAGTAGAATGAATTTACTAACTGATGAGTTAGAAAATTTAGATAAAGTGTTGCGTGATTACGCACAACATATGATAAAAGTTAAAACAGAACAGAGAGGGGAACATGAAGAACAAAGACAAGACAAAGTTTCAGAGAGATAATGTTTCGTTTGCTAAACATATGTATGAATTTATGAATAGAAACATATCTAGTAAAGAAACAAAAGACTTTATCGTAGAACGCATGGCTATATGCTATGATGCTTTTCCGCAGAAACAAATAGAAGATCATAAACAATACATGAAATGGTTGGAGGTTCACAATGAAGGCTGAGGAAAGATTGGTTTGGGATATAGCCTATTGGAATCCTAACGACAAAGTGACGGAACAACAATTAGATTTATTTTTAAAAGAGGGTACAGGTACAAGCACAAACGCACCTATGTATTATAGTGTCCGACATTTTGTCGAGGCATTTAACAAGCAAGAGATAAGTGACTTGGGTTGGTTGTACTGCACACCCCGACACAAAGACGGAGGTTAATATGAGAGAATACATATACGATACATGGAATAGTATAATGAACGCACAGGCGAACCCGTTGCGACACATCAAAGATAATCATGTTCGGCATTTAATACTACAAATACTAGCATGGATGTGGTGCATCACCTTCTCCCTGTACTTTGGTTCGTTCATAGTATTTGGATATACAGTAGTGGCACACTTCTTGATAGTACTATCAGTAGTGGTGACTGTTGTGACATTCAAAAAAGCAGAGAGTTTTAAACACCATGACGGTACTTTAAACTATGAGAAAGCTCAAGGCAGATATGAAGATATTTGGTAGAGATAAAAGAAAGGATAATAAAATGAAATGGGTATGGTATCACATACATAATAATACACAGACTAGTAATATTTTTGTTGACAAAGTTAATAAAACATGGTATACAAATCTATGGCTAAAAATAAAAAACTACCTAAATTTGTAACGATTGGGCCGTTTAAGGTGGAGTTAATCTGTGCCCCTCACGAACTAATATATGACTTAGGGGAGGCACAAGGACTGTTTGTTCAGAAGCCACCATATAAAATATATTTAGATAAAGAAATGATAGAAGAGGGAGGTGCTGATGCATTTAATTTAGTAGTGCATGAGTGTATGCATGTGGCTTTCTATCAATACAATATGAAAGACAAAGACGAAGAACACATAGTTAATTCCTTTGGTAATTTTCTTGCAGAGTTATTCTGTAAGTCAGAGTTAAAGGATTGGCTACGAGAAAACATGAGAGACTAATGGAAAACAAAAGACTAATGTTCGTGTACGGCACACTTAAAAAAGGGGAAAGACTACACGGATTATTACAAAAACAAAAACGAATAGGCACGGCAATAACTACTGATAGTAATTTTACTATCAAAGATTTTCTTAACAGTTATCCAATAACATTTAGACACTTCGATAAGAAAGCTTGTAAGTATAAAGTTAAAGGCGAACTGTATGAAATAAAAGATGATGTTGTTTACGAATCTGTAAAAGCTATGGAACTAAACGCAGGATATGCTTTAGTAAATACTATAGTGGAAACAGAAGATGGTAAAGAACATGTGGCAGAAATGTTTTTAGTTGAGGACACACCAGCTAAAGCTGGTAGTAGTTCGATACTAACAAACAAAAGAATAGTCACAACAAACAATGTCAAAGAATGGACTACTAAAATTGTTTGATAGAGTTTGTGATTTTATAACAACTCTTCTTGTTTTTGTAGGGTTGTATGGTGTATTAATTTTGTTTGCTATAAGTATATTAGCAAACTTATTTTAGAAAGGAACATGTAATGTCTAGATATAGATACGCAATGGCAAAAAAATATGTGACAGGTGACGATCAATTATTAGATGATACAATAGATTTGTATGAAGATAATTTTGATGTGGAAGAGTTTGAAAACGATCCACGATTTGATCCCAACGATCACGAATATTTACAGGAGATAAACAATGACGAAGCAGAGGGGCAACCTTTACCGTTGGACAGATATTTCAGTCGCTTTGGAAAAGGTTCTAAAAGAAATAGATAATCCAAGCAACGAAGAAATACCTAAGTTTTTAATAAAGCATGAGCGACCTTTTAGTTTGCGTATGCGTATGTATCAATACATAAAAGCATACCGTGAATTAGCAGAGCAGAAGGGAGAGAGTGACCCATATAAATATGATGCACTAAGAATAAAAGAAGTAGACGAAGGAGTAGAAGTGATGCACATCTTAGATGACTTACAGGAACTTGATGTGTATAATACAGAGACAGGAGACAAACTATGACAAGAGAAGAGAAATACAAAGCCGACTTTGAGGCTTGTGTAGATGATCTAAAAGATCCATTAATAAAAGTAGCAAAAGGATATGATATAGATGTTATGATATCAGCTTTGTATGAGATAGGAATGAGACTATCTTTACTGAAGTATGGTACAATGGGTAGCTTTGGATTACTAGCTGATGTACTGCATACCTTTACAACAGCAGGTCCATTGATAGATGAAATGCAGAAAGTACAAGAGCGAACAGGTGACACATTAGATTCTATATTTATAAAATTAAAAGACAAACAAACAAACCCAAAGACTAAACATTAGGAGGCACATGAGTGAAACAGAAACAATAGAGATACCAACTGAGTTGTTAGAGAAAGACTCAATTGAGTTAGCTAATGATGATGTGGCTATAAATAAAATTATAGAATATTTAAAAGCCACAAGAGTAAATGTAAGGGAAGCAGAAGCAAGTGGTAAAAGAATATCTAAGAAGAGTGCAGTAAAGAAAGCACCCAAGAAATTTGACAAGAACATACTTGATATGCTAGTATCAGAGACATGAAAACAGTAGTATTTTTAATAGGCTATCTATGTCTTGGTCCTGTTGATGATAGAAAGTGTGTGAACATAGCATCACAGTTTATATACCCCGATATAATAAATTGTGAAAAAGCACGAACAAGTATTAACAAAGAACTAGATGACATAGACGGTTTATTATTACAATGTGTTCCGTCAGATTTGATTGAGAACTATGTGAAGTACAGACCCGAACTGATACTTCCGCCATTAAAATAAGGAGACAACAATGAGTGAGAGTGAATTACCTAGAATAAGAAAATTTGTATGGGATGAGAATGGAGAACCTATACAAAAGATATGGGATACTTCAAGCCTTAGTTCTTTTCTAGCTTGTCCAAGATATTATAAACTCTCTGTGCTAGAGGGTTGGAAGTCTACTAAGTATTCAAGTGCGACAGGGTTTGGCTCTGCTGTGCATGAAGGATTAGAAGAGTTGGATAAAGCTAGACACGAGGGCATGTCGAAAGATGAATCTCTACGCAGAGCAATTAAGTTAGTATTAAATAACTTCGGTGAAGATTTAAAACAAGCTGACGAAAATGCTAGAGGTTTGGAGGCGGCACTTCGTGCGGTTGTATGGAAGGCTGAGGAGTTTTGGGATGATAACTTAAAATTAGCTACCATGCCAGACGGCTCACCAGCATTAGAGCAAAGGTTTGAAGTACCTATAGGAGATAGAGGGCATAGGTTTAGTGGTCGTATAGATAAGATAGTTTCAGTAGATGATAGGTTATATCTTGTAGATACAAAGACTACAAAGAGTTCTTTATCTGAATATTATTTCAATGGATACATGCCTAACAATCAAGTGTTCGCATACATATGGGCATGTCGTGAAGTATTGAAATTACCTGTTGACGGATTCATTATTGATGCAGTTCAAACAGGATCTAACTTCTGTCGTTTCGCACGACAGGTATATAATGTATCTAAAGAATTGATAGATGAATGGTATGCAGATACTCTACATCATCTTGAGATATCAGATGTATATGCTAACTCACAATACTATCCCGCAAATTTTACTTCGTGTGGAAACTACGGGGGTTGCAGATACAGGGAGGCATGTGCTCATGCCAAGTCACAAAGAAATATATTCTTTGGTAATGACTTCCAACAAGAGTACCATCCCGACTTAGAAGAAACTAAACCTATGAAATTAGAAGTAATACAAGGAGGCAAACAATGAGAGAAGTAATGATTGATGCAATGATAAAACATGCTGAGGGTCAAATTGCAAAACATAAAAGCAATGTATTAATATACATGAATAGTGCTGTTGGTGTTGGGGAACACACAGATATACTAGAAAGTATAGAGAAAGAACTTAATGCAATGGGAAAATATCAAGAGCAAATTGACATAATAGAAAAATATTTTCTTGACAAATAATTTTTTTAGTTTATAATTACACACATAATAGGAGACCATACATATGGCAAACATAAGTAAACATAAATCTACAAGTGTTACTAAGCTACTTCTCTGTGGAGATAGTGGTAGTGGTAAGACATCTGCTCTAGCGAGTTTAGCTAACGCAGGTAAGAAGTTGCGTATACTAGATTATGATGACGGACTTGACATACTGCCAGAGTTTTTGAAACCAGATGTAGTAAAGAATGTCTCATATGTTACGTTAAGAGATTCATTAGGACAAGCTGATTCGTTTAGAAGAGGGGCACGATTGTTGTCTCATTGGAAAGACGGAGAGGAGGACTTAGGTCCTGTGAAAGAATGGGGAGACGATACAGTTCTAGTAATTGATTCCCTTACATTAATGGGAGAGGCAGCCTTGAGAGCCGCTCTCGTTTTTAATAACAAGAAACCTACGGAACAAGCTAGCCAACCCGAATGGGGGGCAGCCGCTCGTGATGTGCAAAACATTATACAATACATTACTGGCGATGAAGTAAAGTGTAATGTTGTAGTGACTACACACATGCAATATATGGAAGGTGATCTAGGTGTGTCTAAGGCATACCCCACCTCTGTAGGTTCCAAGCTATCAACTAAGATTGGTAGATATTTTAACTGCGTTTGCAGAATAGATACTAGGTCATCTAGTAAAGGAACAGAGCGCACGTTACGTACAATGTCAGATCATAAAATGGATCTGAAAGTTACAGCGCCTTCTTTAATAGAACCTAACATTGAATTAGATTTGAACAAACTATTTGATTCTATTCAAAAAAATGCAAAGGCAAAACTCAAAGAGAGCAATACGAAAGGAGATAAATAATGTCTAATGTTGCTGACTTTTTAAACATGACACCTCAAGACACACCCGAATCGGTTGTGCTACCTGAGGGTAGTTATGAGTTCTCTGTTACATCATACAGAGCAGATGAGGTTGGTGAAAATCAAACACCACTCATCAGACTTAACGTCAAAGCAGTTGGAGTTATTGATTCAGAATTAACTGATGACAAACTGTCTAACGCAGAGCCCACCCGTATGGAGTTTTGGGCTACACCAAATGCCTTGAAGGTTAAGAATCCTGCAACAGGATTAAAGTCTTTCCTTACAAGTGGGCTAGACATGGGTCATGTAGATGACTTACCATATAGTGAGTTGCTAGAAATGGCAATTGGTAAAACCTTCAAAGGTTTAATTAAACACGAAATGGTTGGTAAGAATAAGGATATTCTACAAGCCTCAGTAAAAAGAATACTCTAGTATGAGCAAGCAAACAGTTGCTCCACAGCTACCGAGTAATGGTCAATCCATGATAGCGTTTGTCTTTGACTTTCCAAGTACAGATGAGCAACGTCTTGGTCAAATCATGGTAGGTAGTACGGGTAAAATGTTTCACAAGATGTGTGAGATATTAAACTTGAATGTGGAAAATTGTTTGCTCACTTACGCTCTCGCTCAGAAGCCAGCACAGGAGAACCCTGCACATTTCTTTCATAATAAGAAAACATACTCTGCAATTTTAAAAGAGAAGAAGTGGCGCTCGAAGTACCCTGTGAATGGCTTTGGCTTTTTGAAAGAAGAATATGAGGGAGAGTTAACTAGACTAGAGAACGAGCTTAACGCGTGTAAACCTAATGTAATTATTGCAATGGGAAGTCTTGCGTTATGGGCGCTAACAGGGCTAGATAAGATAGGTACTTACAGGGGAACCGTTCTTAAATCTAACCTCACAGGGGGAACCAAAGTCTTGCCTACGTTTAGCCCTAGTGCCGTGATAAGAAACTTTGACTTCAGACCTATTGTTCTTTCTGATATTAAGAAAGCAATAGAAGAATCTGAAACACCAGATATACAAATAAAAGAAAGAGAGTTATGGATTGAGCCAACAATTGAAGACTTACAAAGTTTTGAGGAGAGCTTTATCAAAGAGAATAACGAGGATGAACCGCTTAGCTTTGACATTGAGACGGCTGGCGGTTTTATTACTTGTATTGGTTTTGCTCCAAACGATTCTACTGCTTTGGTCATACCATTCAAGGACAAACGAAACGTACTCCAAAACTATTGGACCGATGTTGCACATGAGCGACAAGCATGGGCTTGGATAAAACGAATCCTAGAAAATGAAAAGATTACGAAGGTCGCACAGAACCAAACGTATGACGTGTCATGGCTGGCATACAAACAAAATATAAATGTTAAAGGAAACATACATGATACAATGCATGCACAACATGCACTACAGCCCGAACAACAGAAAGGATTAGGCTTTCTTGGTTCGATATATACAAACGAGGGTGCTTGGAAAACTATGGCTAAGTTTTCAAAGAGTACTAAGAGAGATGAATAAATGTAAAGATGTCCAAACGTGCTCCATATTTTTCGGAGTTACATATACCAAATGATTTAGTAACTATCGAAAGTGAAGTACGGTTGTGGAGATCCGTAATTGACCAAGCGATATCAGACTTCTTATCTACTAACAAGTCAAGAGAAAGCGTGACTAACAAAGAACGTGCAAAGATATGGTTGAGAGGCAAGACAGAAGATTTTATTATAGTCTGCGACTATGCATTTTTACATGCAGAAAATACAAGGAAAGAAATTTTTGAAATTATAGGAGGACAGAATGAGCTCTACAGATGACGCATATTCTACGCAAGTAGGTGGCGACCACTACCAAGATTACGAGATACAACCTTCAATGTTTATTAATGGTAATAAATTATTATTCGCAGAAGGTAATGCTATAAAATATATTTGTAGACATGCATTGAAAGGAGGCAAAGAAGATTTATTAAAAGCAAAACATTACATAGATATGATTATTGAGAGAGACTATGACTAACACAGGAGACAAAAGCAATGGCAAAAATTATAAAGAATGTAGACATTCAAAACATAGAGTTAGATTCTGAGCAAACTCTTTGGACATACTGCGCCTTAGACTGTGCAGTTACTCTAGAGATTTGGCAAAAGATTAAAAAAGAATTAGACGATACCACCACAGGCACATACAAGTTTGAACTAGATAGCCTCAAGCCTGCAATGGCTATGATGCTTAAAGGGTTACGTGTAGATTTAGATGCAGTAAAAAATATGCGTGCCCCCTTGAAAGACACTCGAGTTAGATTAGAACGCATGCTTAATCTGTTTGCAAATGCGGCAACAGGTAAAGATCTAAACCATGCATCTCCAAAACAATTACAGAATTTATTTTACCTACACTTAGGTATACCTAAAGTTATGTCCTATAAAAAGGGCAAGCAAAAAATATCAACAGATCGTGAAGCGTTAGAATTCATGCGCGAAAATTATCCACGAGCAAAACCTTTTTGTAATGCTATTCTTGCATTGCGTGACATAGACAAACACCTTGGTGTATTAGATACAGATAGGGATAACGATAACAGAATACGTTGTTCTTATAATGTGGCGGGCACAGAGACAGGGCGTTGGTCATCTTCAGAAGCCCCTTGGGGTACAGGAACTAATCTTCAAAACATAACAAAAGACTTGCGCGAAATATTTATACCCGATGAAGGTATGACTATGTTTTACGCAGATCTAGAGCAGGCTGAATCACGTGTGGTAGCTTATTTAACAGGTGATGAGAACTATATTAATGCTTGTGAGAGTGGTGATCTACATACTACTGTTGTTAAAATGGTATGGAAGAACATGGGTTGGAGCGGTGATCCTGCACAGGAAAGAGAACTAGCTGAGAATCCTTACTACTTACAGTTTAGTTTTAGAGATATGTGTAAGCGTGCTGGTCATGGTACTAATTACGGGCTATCAGCTACATCATTAGCTAGACATCTAAAGATTAAAGTAGCACATGCTACAAGGTTTCAACTGCTATATTATGGTGGCGTAGTAGCTTTAGAATCAGTTAATAGGTGGCATAAACAGGACTCAAAAGCTGGTTTTGATGAGCTTCTAGCATATGGTAAAGTATATGGTGATAAGATCAAATACTTAGATGTTCCAGGGGCGTTCCCTGGAATCAGGAAATGGCATGACAGTATAGCAAATGAGCTATCAAATACTGGAACACTAACTACACCACTGGGTAGAAGAAGACAGTTCTGGGGTAGATTAAATGATGCTACTACATTACGTGGTGCTATTGCTTATGTTCCTCAGTCTACTATAGGCGACTTACTAAACGTAGGATTGTATAGAGTTTGGAATGAATTAAAAGATGATGGTGTCCAAGTACTAGGACAAGTACATGATGCTATATTAGGGCAAGTTCCTACAGAAAAAGTAGACGAGTTGATGCCTAAGATTATTAATTGTATGACCAATCCTATGGTTGTACATGACAGACAATTAGTTATTCCCTCTTCTGTTGAAGTGGGTAACTCTTGGAAAAATTTAAAGACATGGAAAGGGGGGCACAATGGCGCGAATATATAAAGACTATATTGAAGCGTGCGTAGATGCTACTGATAAAAGTCCTATACCTAAACTGTTTAGAAGGTGGGCAGCTTTATCATCTGTATCTGGTGCGTTAGGAAGAAGAGTGTGGATGCCTATGGCAAACTACGATATACGTGCTAATATATTCGTTGTACTTGTAGCTGGACCTGGCAGAAACAAATCAGTTAGTTTGATTCTACCATATACTAAAGTATTTCGTAAGCTAACTACACCTGTAGGTACTACACCAGACCATGAGAACTTTAACTCTGGACTAAGTGAGTATGGTTTAAAAGAATACCCTCTGTATTGTATACAAGATAGGATAACACCAGAGAAGTTAGCAGTAGATATGTCTAAGGCATCTAGATTTGATATGCGTTTATCAACAATAGGTGATGAGTTTTATGACGGAGCAATAACATTAGTTACATCAGAACTAGGTACATTCTTACATAGACATGAAAGATATTTACAAATGTTTCTTACTGATATGTGGGATAGTAAAGAAGAGTACTCACATAAAACTAAAACAGCAGGGGAACATATAATTAAAGGACCTTGTTTGAATTGGATAGCTTGTGCTACACCCGAACAGTTTGTTGACAACTTACCCGAGGATGCTAGATCACAAGGTTTACTCTCAAGAATTATACCCGTATTTTATGACGGCGAAAAGATACCACAATCTCTACTACAAGATAGAGTAGAAGATTCTACCATACATAATTTAAGAAATGATTTATCAGAGATAGCAAAGATGTATGGACCTATGAGGTTTGATGACAGAGCTTTTGATAAGATCAATAGTGATATAGAATCTGGTTTAAAACCTATACCTACAGATGCAAACCTAGCTGAGTATACTCAGCGTAGAGTTT